ACAACACCATAAAATTCCATCTTTGTATTAAATCCTTATTATATACTTATTATATTATATACTATTATATACGTATCATTCATTCGTTCGAATGATATATAAACACAACTTGTTATAAATATGTATCTCGATCACACATCGATTACATTACATCGGATCGTAGTATCCTCTAGTGTAATGTGTGGAATCTTTTATTTTCAAACCGTCGCGAAATTGGCGATAGCCCAACTAAAAACACTACAAGAAAATTTCATATTATCAGCACATCGCGGACCTGATAAATCCGTTTTTATGAAAGATGATACTCGCGCATGGGGGTTTCATCGTCTCTCTATCAACGGAATGGACCCCGCGGCGGATCAACCCTTTCACCTTAAAAATTGTCGCCTGATATGTAACGGTGAAATCTATAACTTTCGCGCACTTATCGAGGAGTTTGGATTGGCTGGAGAATACAAGAGCGGGTCAGATTGCGAGATCATCATTCACTTGTATCGGATGATCGGGTTCCATGAGACGGTTCGTCGGTTGGATGGTGTCTTCGGGTTTGTCCTTCATGATTATGAGAATGGTATTACGTATGTTGCGAGAGATCCGGTGGGCGTGCGTTCACTTTTCATCGGTGTTGTTCGCCATGATGGCATATTCGGCGGCGAGTTTTCTGATTTAATGTGTTTGTCGATGAATCAAGACCATTATGGGTTGTGTGTGTCTAGTGAATTAAAGTCATTACATGCGTTATGTGATACAGTTGTTCAATTTCCGGCGGCAACGTATATGGAGTATTCTGGCGAAGAGGACGGGACCGCCGTATTTCGGAGTTATTACGATTACGCATATCTTTCATATAAATCAGATGACGGTGTTAGTGCGGCAGGCGCTGTATTGAAGCGAACCAACGATTGTTCATTTTTCGAGTGTCAGTTGAAGGAAATACAGGTTGATTATTCCTATCCTATTTCTGAGCCGTTGGGCGACCGCGACGGCGACGGCGAAGCCGAAATACTCGCGAATATCCGGACATTATTTACAAAAGCGGTTGTGAAACGACTCATGAGCGAGAGACCAGTCGGTTGTTTGCTGTCTGGTGGTTTGGATAGTTCGCTTGTTACCGCGATCGTTGCGAGAGAATTGAAACGCACATCACCTGACACCGTCCTCAATACATACAGTATTGGACTAGAAGGATCTGTGGATTTAATATGGGCGCGACGAGTTGCGGAATATCTGGGAACATGTCACCATGAAGTTGCGTTGAAAGAACGCGATTTTTTGGACGCAATTTATGATACAATATATCAGACCGAAAGTTATTGTACCACGACGATTCGTGCTTCAGTTGGAAATTATCTCGTCAGTAAATATATTCAACAACAAAGCGACGATGTCGTTATCTATTGCGGTGACATGTCAGATGAGATATTCGGTTCATACCGCGGGTTCCTCAAAGCACCGAGTGATGCGGATTTTCATCGAGAGAATGAGCGCATGATTCGCGATGTGCGGTTTTTCGATCTACTTCGGTCGGACAAAAGCATAAGCGGTGCGGGATTGGAGGCACGCGTGCCGTTTGCGGATAAAGAGTTTTTGACGTATGTTATGCGTATTCCGTCGCGGTTCAAGATGTTCGACGACGAGAGAATCGAGAAGTATTTGCTGAGAAAAGCATTTCAGGGTGGCGGTGGCGGCGATGGAGACGGCGACCGACCTTTATTACCTGATGACGTTCTATGGCGCCGCAAAGAAGCATTCAGCGATGGTGTAAGTTCTGCGGAGGGACGCACATGGGTTCAAATGATCAAAGAATTCTCTCAACGTGTAGTTACTGATTCTGAATATAATAATACGAAAAACTACCTTTATTCATTACACAATCCGCCCTATGATAAAGAAAGTTTTTATTATCGTAAGATATTTGAGACGTTGTATGATGGACGAGGTTCTACCATTCCCTATTATTGGCGGCATCCTTTTTGTGAGGGTGTGCTTGATCCTAGTGCTCGGTTACTTTCGTTTTATGTGACGGATACGACGACGGCAGAGAATAAGTCATAAATTACTATCTAACCATATTATACACATTCACATGAATACCATCAAAACCGCGGGAGAAGACCTCGTTGTGGCGGTGATAACCAAAATCCGCGATACACTTACACCATTATTCAATAAATACACCGCGTATTACAAATATATCGAGTTGTTTATTTATGGCACCTATGCTCTTTTATTACTCGGAATTTACAATACGGTTCCACAGTATATACCGACGCTGCGTAATATCGTATTATATTCTGCCGTGGTTATTTTATTACTGCGTTTCAATAGTCTCTCTTGGAGTAATCCGAAATTTGCGATATTGGGAGGAAGCACATTTAGTGACTTTGACAGGAGACTCATCATCTCTACATGTTTATTCATTTTAGTAACCCATATTGTATCTGAAGCCCTCGTAGAATACGCCAAACGACAACTTCAGAATAAAATAATCATGCCGGTGGGTATTGTCGGGGAGAAGGTGTTTCAGCCCATATATCACCAAGGTTACACGACGTGAGCATGAAGTTCATGTGATTGTGGTTCGATTTACAAAAAATTGAAATGTTTTTGTAAATGAAGTATAACATACAAACGATTTACGAGTTACTAGAAAAAATGGACGGACAACAGCAGCAAGAGCAGCAGCAAGAACAAGGATATCACGGTGCTGCCAGAGGGGGCGGTGGTATTGTATCACAAGCCGCAGAAAATCTACAAAATGAATTGAATACACTCATGGACGTGCTTGAAGAAATCCAAGATAAAATACCCGAAGGTGAATATTTGCGCGGAATGAATGCTCTTTGTGCGCTTCACAAACAAAAGCAAACTACGTTTGGTCGGTTGCGCCCCGGCGCGATTTTATCTTGCTGGAAAACGTTGGATGAAATCGCGGAAGAGGATGAAGACTTATACGACGAAATCATGGATGTCGCCGATAATATCGTCGTTGAACTTTGCGGCGAAGACTCGTCGATTTACACAAGCGAGCGCTACAACTTGGTTCATCGAGGCGACGAAAAAGAGGTATTTGATATGCTTGTGAATTATAAGCCAGAGGAAGGAAACGCCGGATACGAAACCAGTCCGATGGTTCTTCATCATGCGATACAGGTGATTATGTCGCGTTTGTTCGATGATACACATCATGAACTGGAGATTGTTCGACCGGTGAGTTGTCAATGTGGTTGGCGTGGAGCGCAAGGAAACTGGGATAGACACATTACGAATGTGCGGCATCAACGTTGGGTGAATGCTGAACGCGAACGAAAAGTTCAGAAGCGGCTGGCGGAAGCACGAGAGAATGTCGTCGCACGTCGTGAACAAGGTATCGTTTATCTCAAAGAATTACACAATACGCCTGAATCAAGAATCGCGACGATCGAAGCAATCAACGCCGCTGAATCTGCCGGTGACCGCGTTATCATCATATGTGCGGACGGAACTATGAGCTGGTTTGTATAGTGTGTGTGTGTGTGTGTGTGTGTGTCTATCGATTACGAACCGTCTTATTACGCATATTCCTTACAGCGGTTGTATCATCTACATAAAATACGTTATTATTGGGGTTGTGGTTTAAATGCCCCCTTTTTTTTGCGGTTTTTGATGAACGCCGTCGTTGTTTCAAAGGTGGCGACGGTGGTCCATCACGAAAAAACTGTTGAAGATGGTATAATATATATTTGCTAATGATTTCATCGATCTCGCGCGGATTCATTTTTCGTTGAATCGTTTTCGCATCATATTTTGCCATATTCGCATACTTCATAAAAAGGTCATGTAGCTCGATCGAGAGAATTTGTTTTTTTATAGTGCTCGTCATTGACGACGTGATTGATGGAACCGGAATTTTATCAAATACAGACCGAAACAAACCACTATTTAGAAATCGAACCACGAATGTTTCAAATGAAATATACGAATAATAGGGTTGTAATTTAATATAATATACGCGTTCGTCTGTCATTTTAGTATGATATAAATCATCTAAAAAACAAACTTCGATGTCGGCCGGTAGACGCGAACAGTATATTAAGTCACTCATCGTTTTTTCCGGTGTGGTTCTTTGCGGAAATCCTTCGGTTGATGACGATGCTTGTTCCGGTTTATATCCACCAATTAAACGGTCAAATAAAGGAGGAACAATCATTAGATCTTTCGCTTGCTGCTGCTGCTGCTGTGTCGTTTGTCCCGCAAGTGTAAATTGTTTTAATTTATACTCGAAATATCTTCGAATATGTGTTACCCATTTATCCGGCCCCGTATTGTTTGTATAAATAATCACTTTACGACACGATCCTTCTGTTTTCTTTTTGCGTATGTAGTCTAATATACGCACCATATTCGGTCGTATGATTTCCGGGTATAAATCAACTAAATTGTTAAAATGCTGATACATAATATCGGGTGTTTTGAAATAGTCGTCTAATACATGACCAAATATCGAAAATTGAGCAAAATTCCCAAGCGTTTCATCCACATCAAACACGACTACTTTATGTTTTTTTTTGGACGAAGGCGTCGGCATTCAATCTACTATTTTGGATTAGTTATAATATCATCCTATAATAAATATGCGAAATCGACCTGAATATACAGATACTGATATTGATGAAGATATGAAACTAACACGGGGCGATTATATAAAAATCCTTCATCATTATCAACCAGAAACACGTAAAGTAGCATCATCTAGGATGTCGACAACCACCGTCAAAAATATCGCCCATCGCATTCTCGCTGAAAAATTGTGTCGTTGTTTAAAAAAATCGACTAGAACCGCGAATATAGACGATGAAGGACGTCGTATCGCATATTGTACACGTTCCATATTTAATAATCGCGGTATGCGACAACACGGATTTCGATGTAAAACACAGACAACACGTCGTGTTCGGGCCTTGCGACCGCGACTTACCAACGACATTACAAAAACAAGCAGACGACTTCGAATATAACGACGCGAGTCAATGATGTCAATCCTCTGATTCAACGTATTCGACCGCACGCAATATGAGGAGTTCTTCTTGACTTAATCGCTGAAAAACCGCATTTAGTTCGAATTTTATATTAAAGACGAACTTTTTAACGTTTCGTATTGTTACAATATGTAATGCCTCTTCTTCTTTATATTTCACACGGAAAAGACACCCTCCTATCGTTACATACGGTCGCGTTTCGAGAGAACGAAGCGGTATCCAACGTATCAGTTGGTTATGTTTCAATTCATCAGGGGTTTCAACGACACGATACATCTGTAATTTACGCTCGAATTCTGCCATTTTTTCAGGTGTTAAATTCATCGACGAGAGAACCTCTTGGCGTCTAGCTGCTATTTTTGGTAATGTCATATTCACAATCGTGCTGTTTTCGCTCTTCGTCATTGCCGACAATATCGCATTTACATCAAGTTGAAATGTAGGTTCATCCAGCACCGATTGGAGTATATCTTCGTCAGAATCTACCGCATAATCCGAGTCGTTTATAACTGGATTTTGGTATTGTTTTTTTGTGTTACATGTATACGATGACGCGGATGATGACGCACTACAAGAATCCTCGTTGTCGTCGTCGTCGGTGTTGTCGTCGGTGTTGTCATCGGTGTCGTCTTCGTCGCGGTCGTGATGTAATAGCGAATCAATATCCAATAAATCCAACGGGTCATCATATTCATCACACAAACTTGAATTTTCGATCGCGGATGTTACAATACGATTTACCGCGGTTTGTGGCGATCGAGTGCGTGACCTCGACCTCGACCTCGACCGTCCATTCGCCGATGGACGCATGTATTCCATATTTACAACTACCGTTTTTTTCATTATTCCTTCTTATTATCATGTATAAATATATATTTATTATACATAATACGAAAATGAATCAAGGTTCTTCACCTCGAATAATTTCACTTCCGCCTCCGCAGAAATTGCCGCCAATGATAGGCGCACATATCGCACGTAATACACAACCTCCAACACAGTATCTAGGTAAAGGACGTGGATATTCAACGTATTATCCGATGCTGTTTTGATATCGATATCGTCAAAAATCATTCTTATCAATAATCACCGATTTCGCGATCTGTTTTGCGACCTTTGCCACATTTTCTTCATCACCATCCGTAGCATGTTTCGCCAATGTCATATATATTTGATTCGCTTTTGTTTCACTATTTTCACATTGTGGATGTGTTTTCGCCCATTCATTCACCATAATTACATTTTTATGTTCTACAGTATGAATCGCATCCAATAGCTTCTTACTGTGTATTCCTTCGCGTTCCCATTTATTATCGTCTTTGATGTATAATACTTCTCTCTTACTATCACTACAATGAATCGGTCGTTTTGTAACTTCGGTTTTTTCAAGGTTGTCAATAAATATCTTTGAGATTCCCTTGACAAATCCGCGCTTTCCGACATCTTCCATATCGTTGGTGTCCAACTCAATCGTTTTCACAAAATCGGTCATATTCATCGCGTCCTTACACTCCTCATTCAAAAACATGTTAATATTAAATGTCTTGTTATTCGAATTATTTGTCATATTTCCATTTACCGTAAGGTTGTTTGTTGTCATCATATTATTGATATTTGATACATTCGATCGAGTAGATTCTGATGTTGCTGTATTCGCATGATTACTGTTATTCGCGGATGGTGCGACAATTAGGTTTTGCCCAATCGTTGTTAATACCGCATTACATAATTGTATCATTTGCGATTGTTGAATTTGATTCGTTTTACTAAGTTCGGCGTTCGATTGGCATAATTCGGCGATTTTGGCTGAAAATACGTTATATACTGACTTGTCTATATTATTCTCACTCGAACATTGCTTTGAGTGTCGCCATAAACTTCGTTGTGCCATATACTTTCGGTCACAATAGGGACAACGATAGGTCGGCGGGGGGGGCGGCGAGGGGGGGTCAAAAATGGACATTTTTTTGGACATCACATGTAGCGGTGATTTATGCTTTTCAGTCTTAATATGTTTGAGATAATTAAATTTTCGTGACGTAAAATAGTCACACTTTTCGCAGCGGTAGAGTTGCTCCTTTTCCATGGTGATGTTTTTCACCTGACGCTAATTGTGACGATAAACCGATAAAATATCAAAAATCCACCTGACTGAATCAGTAAGCCTGCTACAAAAAATCACCTAAAGTAGCAATGTCCGTTTTTTGATATATAAATGTCCATATTTTAAAACGGGGGATTGGCCGCCGATCGATCGAAAAAAAATTACAGTCACAATTTTTTGTTGGAGGTCGAAAAAATTTGTGACTGGTCAGTCACAAATCATGAAAAAATCGTGTTTTAAAATCTCCGGCGCAAATGGCGTTTTGGACATTTATTTGGACATTTTCAAAAGTAGCAGGATTTGCTACTTTTTGAAGGATTCGGTCGTTTTTTCATGTTTTTAATGATTTGTAATTAATCGAGACTGATTATGCTCATGGTTTTAATTTTGAAGCGAATATTTTTGGCGGAAAAGTGTCCGAACATCATTCATCAGTGGATTCAGCACTGAAGGTTTGGAAATCTTTCGTTTTTGAAGCGAATATTTTTGGCGGAAAAGTGTCCGAACATTAT